AGATTGGCGGCCCAGTATGGCGGCTAATACAGACAAGTAAACATCATCACATTGGCGCTATTATCGTACTCCTAGTGCTTGGCGCTGTGCTTTGGGTAGCTATCTAAAGTGCTGGCTACTCTTAGCGCCTTAATTGGCCCTGTCTCGTCTATCCTGGATAAAGTAATTCCAGATAAAGACTTACGTGAGAAGCTGGCGCATGAGATCGCTACTATGGCTGATAGCCAGATGTCAGCTCAGATCGAGGTCAACAAAGTTGAGGCTGCTCATAAGAGTCTATTTGTAGCGGGCTGGCGGCCAGCAATCGGCTGGATATGCGGCCTAGCACTGCTGTACTCGACACTATTATCTCCAATCTTAGGCATTTGGTTTACAGTGCCTGAAGTAGATACATCTCTTTTGACCACCGTTCTTATGGGAATGTTAGGTCTTGGAGCTATGCGTACCTTCGAGAAGACGCAAGGTGTTAGTAGGGAGAAGTAGCAAGGATGCAGAACTTAATCGAAATGCTGAAAAGGCATGAGGGTGAGGTTGTTACTAATGGCCGTCACCTTATCTACAAATGCTCCAAAGGACACTGGACAATAGGCATTGGCCGGAACGTCGATATTAACGGCGGGCTGGGCCTTTCAGAGAAAGAAGTAGACTTTCTACTTGAGCAAGACATCGAGCGAGTAATCAAGGAACTAAGCACAGAGTTTGGTTGGTTTGCCGACCTTGATGATGTTCGCAGGGATGCTATGATCGACATTAGCTTTAACCTCGGTGCTACTAGATTACGGAAGTTCGTATTAGCACTAGATGCGATGGAGAGAGCAGAGTACAAAACTGCCTCAAAAGAATTCTTAGACTCCGATTGGAGCCGTCAAGTAAAAGGCCGCTCCATTGAACTCGCATCTATGATCGCCACAGGCGAGTACCCAGAATAAGGTTAAAACATGCCACTTCAGAAATTAAAATTTAACCCCGGAGTTGACCGCGAGAACACGCGCTACGCTGCTGAAGGTGGTTGGTATGAGACTGACAAGGTGCGGTTTAGACGGGGTATGCCCCAGAAGATAGGTGGTTGGGTACGTATCTCTGCCAATACGTTCTTAGGCGTATGCCGGTCTATGCTTAACTGGATTACTCTGCAACAGCAGAATCTTGTTTCTGTAGGTACTAACCTCAAGTACTACATAGAGCGTGGCGGGGCTTACTTTGATGTTACCCCTATTAGAGCCACAGCAACGCTGACTAACCCGTTTACCACTACTTCAGGCTCTGCAACGGTCCTTGTTACTGATAACGCCCACGGCGCACTTCAGAATGACTTCGTTACGTTTAGTGGGGCTTCAGCAGTTGGGGGACTTACTCTAAACGGGGAGTTCCAAATTAACTTTGTAAGCGCAAATTCTTACAATATAACTGCTGCAAGTTTGGCATCTTCAAGTGCTACAGGTGGCGGTACGGTTACTGCGGCTTACGAGATAAACACAGGTAACGAGATTGCTGTGCCGTTTACTGGGTGGAGTGCGGGTACTTGGGGTGCAGGTACTTGGGGTGTTGGCGGCACTACGCTTGCTCCTATACGGCTTTGGAGTCAGGCTAACTTTGGTGAAGATTTGTTCTTCGGTTACCGGGGAGGTTCATTGTTTTATTGGGACGCAAGCAACGGGGTAAATACTCGTGCGGTATACGTCACTTCTTTAGGCGGTGCGTCCGATGTGCCTACTATAGTCAATAAAACCTTTGTATCAGACATCTTTCGGTTTGCTTTTTGTTTCGGCGCGAACCAGCTAGGCGCTACAGCACTTGACCCTATGCTTATCCGTTGGTCTAACCAAGAAGATGTGGCTAACTGGACCCCGCTGGCTACTAATCAAGCCGGTAGCTTACGCCTCTCTCGGGGCAGTGAGATCATTACTGTACTGCAAGCTCGACAAGAAATACTGATATGGAGCGATACGGCTCTGTACGGTATGCAGTATTTAGGCGCTCCAGAGGTATGGGGAGCGCAGCTTCTTGGTGACAATATCACTATAGCCAGCACTAACGCTGCGGTTTACTCAGGCAACATCGCCTATTGGATGGGTACGGATAAGTTTTACTCCTACGACGGTACAGTTAAGACACTGCCTTGTAGTGTGCGTAGTTACGTATTTAATGACTTTAATGTTTCTCAATATGCTCAAGTAGTAGCTGGCACTAACGAGCGGTTCGATGAGGTATGGTGGTTCTATTGCTCTGCTGGGGTAACGCGGAACGACCGCTACGTGGTGTACAACTATTTACAGGACATTTGGTACTACGGCACGTTATCGCGCAGTGCTTGGATAGACTCTGATCTTCGAGAAAATCCTATGGCGGCTACCTACAGCAACAACTTGGTAAACCATGAAGTAGGCTACGATAACCAAGAAAGTGCAACAGCCAGCGCAATTACAGCTACTCTCTTATCCTCTGAGTTTGACTTAGATGATGGCGATAAATTTATGTTTGTTAATAGAGTGTTACCCGACGTAACGTTTGAGGGGTCTACGGTCACTAATCCCGCTGCGGTTATGACTTTATCACCTATGCAAAACTCCGGTTCTGGGTACAACAACCCTTTATCTGTAGGTGGTAACTCTGCGTCAACAGTTACTCGCACCGCTACAGTGCCCATTGAGGAGTTTACCGGGCAGGTCTTCGTGCGAGTACGAGGCAGACAGATGGCGTTTAAGATGGAGTCTACTGAGCTAGGTGTAGCTTGGAAGCTGGGTATACCACGATTGGAGATGCGAGCTGATGGTAGGAGGGGCTAGTGGCGCAAAGACTTGTACAGAAGGTCCAAGCACCCGCACTGCCTATACCTACAGAAGGCCCGTTAAAAAGGTATCTTGATGCCCTGAATAACATCTTACGTTTATTTTTTAACTTGCTATCAAGTGCTGTAAACAGTGTGGTTGGGGAGTACGGAGGCCGGTTTATAGAGTTTCCGAACGCTAAGTTCTTTTCTACTGTAGATCAGACTGCCAGCGTTATAAACACAGCCTACGCATTACAGTTCGAAAACACGTATTTAGGCGAAGCCATAAGTATAACGGGAACGCCGAAGACTAGGATAACGCCTCTTTACTCAGGGGTTTATAACTTTGAACTCTCGGTAGAGTTGACTAGCGGTAGTGCAAGTGCAAAGGAACTGTCGTTCTGGGTACGTAGAAGCGCAACAGATATAGCAAACACTGGTAGACTGCACGCCGTAGCAGGGTCAGGTGGGGTAGATGATTTTACCTACAGTTTTACAATAGACATACAAGCAGGGCAGTATATAGAACTTATGTGGGCAACAGACAATACAGGCATAACGATTGATTATAAGGCGGCTGCTAGTCCCCGCCCTGCCGTGCCGTCTACCTTATTAACAGTAACTTTTGTGTCAGCGTTACCAGCAACGCTGCCGACACCGTAGGGTAGGACAATGGCTGACGAAAATAAGCCCTCTAAGATAGATTGGCAAACGTATAACACCGGAGGTGCTGGTCTTGGAGCCATACTGGCAGGTGGTAAAGGTTCTGTTAACGACCAAGTAAACAAGCAAGGGGTAATAAACGCGTACGTAGGCGATATGGAGAATCTTGCCAGAGACCTAAGATACATGGACATGTCTGTTATAGACGCAAACGCAGAGGCGGGAATAGCTGCGGCGCTAGCAAGCGTGAACGTCAATGACGGCATTTCTCAAACTGAAATTGACCTTGTGTATGACTTAATAAAGAGTGGCGTAGTATCTGTGGACGATGTAGAAGCAGTAACAGGGCTTCCTGCTAGTGCCGTTCAAGATTCCTATAACGCCATGAAAGCTGCCGACCAAGCCGCTGACGATAAGATCGCTGCTATTAGGGCAGCCACGGCCGATGCTGAAGCTGCTGCCACGGAAGATGAAGTTGCACGTCTAATTAATGAGAACGCTGGCGTAGTGACATCTACTGCCCCTACTACTGCCGACCAAGCCGCTGCCGCCACTGCCGCTGCCGCCAAAGCCGCTGCCGCTACGGATTACCAAATAGGGCCAAACCCTGATATGTCGGGCTTACGAGGGGGGCTAGAACAAGTTTTGGGCACTTTGGCAGCCTATCCCGCCGCCGTTGACTTCGACTTTACCACAGATACTCCCACGTCTTCCGCCGCTGCCGCCGCTGCCGCTGCCGCTGCCGCTGCTAGTTCTGACTCTTCCACCACTAGTTCTGACTCTTCCGCTTCTAGTTC